CACACTGCGACCTTCGACGAGCTTCAGCCCTGGGTATGCGTGACCATTGTTGGCTTCGTCGAGTGCGAATTTTTCCACCTTGGATAGCCACTTTTTGATTTCTCCGGCCAGGTTGTGACGTCTTGCCAGGTGTCGTAGCGGTCCAGGTAGTCGTCGGGATTGAGTGCGTCTTTTTTGCTGCTGACGTGGGATTGGTAGTCGCCGTCGGTGAGTGTTGCTGGCCAGTAGAAGAAGCGTTCTGGTTCGAATGTGGTGGGGTCGAACCATGCGAGTCCGGGGTTGATATCTTGGGCTACGCGTCGCGCAACAGCGCAGTATTCGTCGGCGGTGACGTCACGCTGCAGCCATACCCATATGCGCCAGCGGGGGCTGTCTGTGGTGTGGCTGAGGGTGGTGTGCGCGAGCCACGCGTAGGGGACGGTGTCGGCGAGGTTGCCGGGCAGGGCTATGTCGGCGGGGATGTTGTCGAGGTCTAGGGTGATGAAGCTTCGTGTGAGGATGTGACCTTTACGCCTGCGGCCGTGTTTGAGATGGCCTGCGACGAAGCCCCCGACGTCTTTGTGTTTATCTTTTTCGCTTTTCGGGAGTTTTTGGTATTCGGCTTGGGTGGGGTTGATTGTGGTGGGGTCGTAGGCTTTTGCGGTGAGGTCTTGCAGGGTGGTGTGGGTGTTAGCCCAGCGGGAGGAGGCGCGGGTGGTGGCGGTGGCGATTTTAAGTTCACGGTTTTTCATTGGGGCTCCTCCATGGGCGTAAATGTTGTGTAGGGGCGGGGTGCGCCACCAGCCCCACCCACTAACTGTGATGGAGGGCTGGTTAGGTGGCGCGGGGTTTAGAATCCAAGGTTGGCTGATGGCGCATTCGGGGCGCTTTGTCCGCCGATCGCGGAGAAAACGTCTTCTGCTTCTAGTGGCTGGCCACCGAGGCGTTCTCCGTCTTTGACTTTTTGCACTCCGACGAGGGAGGCGCTGATGCCCTTGTTGCCGGAGTTTTCGTAGGCGAAGAATTGGACGGCTGCGTTGATGTAGCAGCCGGAGTAGATTTCGGATTCGTCGATGATTGGTTGCAAGTTAGCGTCGACGACGAACGGTTTGCGTTTGGTGCTGGATTTGGCTGCGATGAACCAGTGGCCTTGGAATTCTGGGCCGCGCGGTTCACCGGAGTCGTTGGGCTTGTCTCCGTCACGCAGCGGCGGGTATTTGGTTTGGGTTGGATCGATGGGCTGCTTGAAGACGTGGCGCTCGACGCCATCTTGCACAGCATTGCCGATGGCCGTGTTGAGCGCTTCGATGGTTTTGGTGTCGGTCTTCGGGATGAGCAGGGTCATGGAGTACTTTGGGTCGGCATTCTCATTGACCGCGTGTGGTGTAAATAGGTGCTCGTAGGACAGTCGTCCGTAAACGGTGACGTCGCGGTTGGTTTTAGCCATGGTGGTTCCTCCTTGGAACTAGGATTGGGTGTTCGGGGTTGCCGGTGAATCGTCTGCGACCAGCGGCGTTGATGGTTGTTTTTAGGCGGCTTCTGGGCCGTCGAATTTCGGCTCCGGCTCCGCCTCCGGGGCCGATTCGAATTTCTCCCCTGATGGGTTGAAAATGGATTGAATCTTGGCGTATTTGATTTCTTGGTCAACCATTTATGCGTCTCCTATCTTGTGGAATACGGTTTCTGGTGTGGCTACTTGTAGCTCTGGGCGTTTATCCGCCACAGGCACCAGGGTTGGCTTGCCTGCTGGTTTATGGATGTAGTCGCCAAGCTTTTCTTGAAAAACTTTTTTGCCAAGTAGCTTTGTCATTGCGGTTATGCCGAGCAGTTTCTTTTCGTAGGGGTCGTAGCCTGCTTCTTTGACTGCGGCTGCTACCGCGTCCTCGTCGGCGTATTTCCGCACACTGCGACCTTCGACGAGCTTCAGCCCTGGGTATGCGTGACCATTGTTGGCTTCGTCGAGTGCGAATTTTTCCACCTTGGATAGCCACTTTTTGATTTCTCCGGACCAGGCCACGATGTGGGCTATTTCATCGTCGGTGAGCGTTTCTGGTTCGGGTGCTGCAGGTGTCACCTCGTCGGGTTCTTTCGGCAGTGGTTCGAGGTATTGTGCGGCTAGTGCCGGGCATTGTGGGGCGTGTTTGCAGAATCCGCACCAGGCGCCTGCGTTTAGCTCACCTTCGCCTTTTATCGCGAGTTGCGCACGTGGGGCTACTACTTCCCTGCCCCATGCGGTTAATTCGTCAACGCTAATTTCGTCCACGCTGGTGTTTCCGCGGCGTGGCTGAAAAATCACCATGCGTATTTTGTTGATGTTATAGATCATCCCGAATTGGGCGAGGGCACCAAGCGCATATAGGCGCATCTGCGGATTGCCTACCGCACTGACCTCGACACCTTTGCCGTATTTCAAGTCGACGATTGTCATGGTGCCGTCGGCTACGATGATTGCATCTCCTGTGCCGAAGCCGTCGGGGACGATATGGCTGAAGTCCAGGCGGTGTTCAATGGTGAGGAATGCTGCGGGGCTGGTCTCTTGAGCAAGCGCAAGTTCCGCCATGACATTATCGGCGTAGTCGTCGGTGTGGGAGTCCATTTCTTCGTCGGCCCACTCCGATTCTTCTATGGGGGTGGTGTCGTCGCCGTTGAGTTTGCGGAGTTTGTGTTCTGCGAGTTCGTGGGCGGCGGTGCCTTCTGCGGCTGCATCTGATTCACTGTCCGGGTATGGGGCTTCGAGTCGGGGCGCGGGGGTGCAGTTGAGCCAGCGGTGTGAGCTTGATGCTGAGAGTAGAGCGTGCGCCCGGTTGTGGTGCTCCGGTGGGGCCATGGTTAGTCCTTTTTGTTGGTGCTGTTGTGCCATTGTGATGAGTTCTGGGAGTTTGTTTGCTGGCACGTCGGTGAGGGATTGCACGTGGAAGTGTGGGAATAGTGTGCTGGTGATCCAGGTGGGGCCTTCGTTCATGCTGATGGAGCGGAGGAGGTTTTGGGCTTCGGGGAGTAGGTCTGGGGTGGTTTCTTCCTGTGGCTTAGGTGCTGGTGCTGCGGCTGGTTCTGTCTTCGGGGCTGGGGTTTCTTCCACCGGCTGTGGTGCTGTGGATGGTGCTGTTTCTTTTGGCCATGGGGATTGAGTGTCGGGTTCTTCTTTGATGCGGTCGAAAGTTCTTTGCATCGCGTCAATGCCGATGGCGAGCAGGTCAAGGGTGAGGTTTTTGCTGATCCAGGTCATTAGTGTGTGTCCTTTTCGTTGAGTAGCTGGGTTCCGGCTGGGGTGATGTGGTTGTGGCCGTTGTCGTCGGTGGTGATGTATCCGTTGTCGGTGAGGTCTTGGTGGCGGGCTTTGGTGATGCGTTTTCCTGCTGCCAAGCGTCGTAGTGCTTCGCGTGCGTGTGTTTTAGTCATGGCTTCATTTCTTGTTGGTGGTCTCTGATTTCGTTGAGCATCGCGATTGCGCTTTTGGCTGCGCTGATCGCGGCTTCGGTGTTGATGCGCTCTGGGCGTGTGGCGTTGGTGAGTGCTAGGGCTCGTTTGAGTGCGTCTTTTGCCGTGATTGCTGTGAGGATTAGGCGTTCTTCGCTTCCCCACTGCGCGTATTTGCCGGTCATTGGCTTTCGTGTTGGTGGCTGATTTCTCGGCCGATGTACCAGCGGGCTTTCTCGAGGTCTTGCCGTGCGTCGCCTTTTTTGCCTGCGCGTAGCAGGTATTTGATGGCGTTGCCACGGTAAAAGCTCGCAGGGTCTTCGACGGACTGGTCGATCACATCGATGTCTTCCAGGCCGTCGGCTAGCTGGTAGTGAGCCGGGGAATGCACGGAATTATCTTCAACGCGCAAATCGAACTCTGTGGTTTCCGGGGTGATTTTGTCTTCCGGTCCCGGCTTTTTATTCCGAGATGGGGTGACGTAAAAATCCCCACTTGACTCAATTTTTTGCGGCTTAGCCTTAGGCGGATCACCGATAGTCCAGTGCTCATAATCTTTTAGCACGGCGGCGGATACGACGGTAAGACCTTGATCTTTAGCGCATTTTTTACCTGCCCTACATGCAGATTCCGCGGTCTCGGCATCGTAGTAGCCAAAAGCGCGAGTTTTATCTTTCACGAGAAATGAGTTGTCTGTGCCCCACGATGTCAGGTACAGCGTCCCTTTTTCTTCCGTGATGATCGCTACAATGTAGCGTTTTTTGTTCATTGGGTATCCTTTGTTGTCATTCTTTGTGATTACGCGCCATGCGCGTCACCTGGTCTTTTCTCTGGTTCGACAGACACGATTTCGCAGCGGCGTTCCACAAGGTGCACGCGTGTTCCGGGGTGCTGTTCGCGGTATATTTGGGCCTTCAATATCATGTATGAGTAGTCATCCCAGATGATTTGGCCGTCACCATCGGGTAGTAATCCGGTGAGTCCGTCGTCGTATTCGAGCAGCAGCGCGTATTCGTGCTCCCATTCGCCGATGTTCTTTTCTTTCCATGCTTTAATGCTCATCGGCATACACCTCTTTGACTATCCGGTATTCAGCATCTTTTTCGACGATGAATGCGCGGGTGACCTCGTATTTTCCGTTTTTTATGCGCACGACTTTTGTTATGATGCGGTGTGCGACTTCGCGAGCAAAAGTGAGGCTCGTCCAATCCGCAGTTTTGAAACTCGAGGACATATTTTGTTCGCCACACACCAGCCGGTAATCGGTGTCACCGTCGCCATCGAGCTGCACCATCACGGCATACAGTGGCTGCTTAGGGCCGGATCGCTGGTTTAGCCATTCCTGGGCTTCCTTGATGCTCATTGTTATCCCTCCAAGGATTTCTTTAATTTTTTGGTTGGGTGGCACGAACCCTTCAGGCTTCAAGATTTTTCCGTTCTCGTCGCGACGCACAGGCCCGAGACTGCCGTCCACTTTCGATGTGTTGGCATCCACGACGGCCTGGAAGATTTGCTCTGCTTTATCCCTGCCTGCGAGGTTCAGTAGCGCGGTCATGGCGGCGTAGATGATGTCGGCGTAGCCGTCAGCGATCTCGACATCGGTTTGAGACAAGATGTTAATCGCGTCCCAGGTTTCAAGTAGCTCTTCATTTACGCGCATGTAGTAGCTGCGTAGCTCGTCGTAGTCGATTTTTTCTTGGCCGATGGTTTGTCCTCCGGCTTCCATGAATTCTGCGACGGCATCCCAAGTGTTTTTCATTTCTGGTTCCTCTCGTTTTTAGATGACCATGTCCGCTGGAATGCTTGGCCGGGTTTCAATTCCACCCCCGGTTTTCTTGCACTTTTTGCATTCCCAGCCCGGGATCACATTCTCGTGGAAGTGAGCATCGTCATAGCAGCCCCTTATTAGCTCTTCGTTTCCGCAGTGGGCACAGGCAAAGATTCCGTCAAAATCGCGGCGGTACTGGTGCGTCTTTTTAATGAGGTGCATTAGTGGTTCCTTTCCATGGTTTTGATTTTCTGCATGACGCGGTAGTAAGCGTTTAGCCGCACTTCAGCATGAGTTAGTTCAGGCGGGATTGACATGCGGTTTTCTCGCATGTGGCTGACGTATTGCTCAATGAGATCCGATTCGTACTCATATTTTTTCTCCAGCCAGGCCAAAAGCTCATTCATTACTGGTGCCTTTCTTGCATTACTCTGATTTGCCGCATTACTCGGTCGTAGGCTTCCATCCGGTTTCCGGCAGTGCGTAGCTCGGTGTGCTTACGCGAGTTACCTTCAATGCCGTTTCGCACTTGCCTGCCGATGATTCCTGCCTCATCGAGGTATTGGGCCCATATCCATTCGAGTAGTTCGTCGAGTTCATTCATTTTCCGGCTTTCCATTCGTATTCGCGGTCGGGGTCTTCTTCCGGCTTTTCTTCATCATCAAAGACTCCGTGGTCTTTCATGGCTTGACGGACCAAGTACTCACTCATCTACGCACCGCTTTCTACAACCAGGCGGTCCCCCACGAAGCAATCGCGCAGCGACTTAATTACTGCACGGCCTTTCTTACTGAAGCGTGGCCTACCGTTTTTCTTGTTAATTTCCATCAGCCCGTATTTATCGAGAAAATCCCAATAATCTTCGGGAACATCATGAATGTTGGTGGCGTCACGGAGCGCGATTTTGATGCCCCGAGGGCAACGCCTTTTGCACTGATTAGCGGTGAAGTCCTTGACGTTAGTTGCCGGTGACATGTGGTGGCCTGCTTTCTTTTTCAATGCGCCGTAGTGCGTTCCATGCTTCGTCGAAGTATCGGTCGGTGGTTTCGAGTGCTTCGTCGACGCCGTCCATGATGAAGTGGACGTAAGTGGGGTCTTGGTCGTGTTGTGCGCGGTTCCAGGCTGCGGTCATTTGTTTTGCAGCGTCGTTGATGTGGTGTTTGGCGCGAGTGAGGTTGGTGATGAAGTCGCTGTAGTCAGTCACTAGCTGGTTGCTCCTAGTAGTTGGTTGAGTATCCAGAGGATTGCGTAGATGGGGCTGTTGGGGTCTGTGATGCCGCCGTCTGGGGTGAAAAGATCAGCGGATAGCAGTTGTGCTATTTCAAACACGGGGGTTCCTTTCGGTTATCCCTTAAGGGAGTCGAGTTTTTTGATTTCTTGGTTGATTGCCTGCTGGGCCTGCTCGAGGTGTTTTCGTTTTTCAAGTAAGTAGCCCAGTGGTGTTGGCGCAGCCACGGGTGCGGTGTTTCCGCTTGTGGGGTTGGTGTTTGTTGTGCGTTGTCCGGTGATCCAGTCGGCTACCTCGTAGCCCATGGCGTGGTG